ATCGGAGCGAGTGCCAACTGCTAGGCGGATGCGCTGCTGGATTTCGGTCTCAGCGTTCATTGCCCACGGGCAAACTCCCCATGCAATTCTGCCGCGGCCTTGCAGTAGGCCATATGGGCTAGTTCGGGGGTATTGAAATGCCCTAAAAAATGCTGCTTTCCATCTTTCTGGATTGTCGCAATCCACTTTCTGCGCGTTTTTCTATAAGAAACGCCCTTAAAACCGCTCGTATTGCTTTGGGGCGCAGGCTGATTGAACATATTTTGACTATTAGTTGCTAACCGTAGATTCCATGGTCGGTTGTTAGACCTGTCATTGTCAATATGATCTATATGCTTATTCATCGGGTCTTCGCCTGTCAGCAAGAACCAAGCAATCCTGTGAGCAGCATATATCTTGTAATCAATTTTTATTGCAACGTATCCCTTACATATGGTCCCAGCTTTTGACCCTGCTAAAAATTTTCCTTTATTCTGCTTCCAAAAAAAACACCCTGATTCATGGTCGTAATGCAATAATTCTTTGATCCGTTGCAAAGATGGCAACAGGTTAGCCTTAGTCATCACTCGGTAGTTCGGGTGGTCATGCCCTTGGCGTTAGCGCGCGCAGGGGCGCCCCAACTTAGCCCGTTCTGGCGTGATAGATCCGATATGCCCAGCCGGGACTGTAGCCGCGCTCCTTGGCTAGGGCGAGCAGTTGGGGAAGGGTGCGGGCTTTGCCTTGTTCGCGGCGACTAGCTGTGCGCTCCTCGATCCGTTGGCGGACTGCTTCGCGGCGTAGCTCGGCGAGTTCACCTGCTAGCTGCTGGATCTTGCGCGATTTGATCGGTGCACACGCTGCGCCACATGCCGGGCAGATTGGCGCTGGCTTGAATGCGGCGAAGCATTCCGGGCAGGTGCGCACTGATGGCGCTGCTGTGCCGGTGGCACGGCGGGCACCATCGGTCAGGCTCCATTCGCGGAGATCATCGGGGAAGCCATGGCGGTGGACGTTGCCGACGTGATCGAGCACAATCGCCGCGGCCTTCCCTGGCGCAGGCCTGAGTACACGGCCAACCTGCTGCAGATAGAGGCCAAGCGATTGCGTCGGCCTGAGCAGGATGGCGCAACTGGCGGCTGGGATGTCGAAGCCTTCGGAGACCACATCCACGGTCACCAGAATCTGCACTGAGCCGGCGTCAAATGCTGCAACGACAGCATCGCGATCGGTGGTGTTGCCGAGAAGTGTGGCGGCTGGGATGCCGGCTGCATTAAAGGATGCAGCGACGTGGCTGGCGTGATCAATGGAGCAACAGAAAGCGATCGCACGCTGGCCTGGGGCAAGCCGTTGATAGTGAGCGATGGCGTCGCCGGTGACGGTAGGGCGATCCATGGCAGTGGCGGCCTGATCGGCTGCATAGTCACCAGCACGGCGGCGCAGGCCTGTGAGATCAGCGACCACTGGTGGGGCATAGATACGGGCAGGCGAGAGGAAGCCGGCCGAGATCAGATCAGATACGGATGGACCAAGCACCAGGTGGTCGAAGGCGGTGCCCAGGCCGCGGCCGTCGAGCCGGCAGGGTGTGGCGGTGACGCCCAGGCGGAAGGCATCAGGCCACTTGTCCAGGATTGCTGCCCATGATCCAGCGGAGGCGTGATGCGCCTCATCGATGATGATCAGCGATGGCTGCCAGTCCATGGTGGGCAGCCGCCGCACCAGGGTCTGTACGGACGCGATCCGTACAGGGTGATCACTGGCTGGAGTACCAGCAGCGATCAGGCCATGGTCCAGTCCGATGTCGGTGAGCTTGCGGCTGGCCTGATGGAGAAGCTCACGGCGGTGCACCAGGATCAGCACTTGCTTGCCACGCACCGCGGCCGAGTTAGCGATAACGGAGAAGATGATGGTCTTGCCGCCGCCGGTTGGTAGGCATAGCAAGGGCGCATGGCTACCAGCGCGATAGGCGTTGCGGAGATCATCGATCGTCTGCTGCTGGTAACCGCGAAGCCGCATGGGGTTGCATCTGATAGCAACAGGCTATAGGGTGACGCAAGTCGCCACACCCTATGGAGAACGCCGACTATCACGCACACCCTGCGATCTCAAAGTCACATCTGGATCTCATCGCGCGATCACCGCTGCACTATTGGGCGCGGTACATCGATCTGAAGCGAGTTATCCTCGAACCGACTCCGGCCATGCGTCTAGGTAGTGCGCTCCATACCCATGTGCTGGAGCTGCACAAATGGGATCGGGAATATGTCGTTGCCCCTGATGGCATTGATCGCCGCACCAAAGCCGGCAAGGAGGCCTGGGCAGCATTCGAGGCCGAGTCCGCCGGCAAGACCGTGCTGAGCCGAGATGAAGCTGACCATGTGATGCACATGGGCAGAGCGATCCACAGTCATCCCGCTGCCGCGATGCTGCTCAACCTGCCCGGAGAGGCGGAGACCACTCACATGTGGACCGACTCTGGCACCGGCCTGGGTTGTAAATGTCGACCGGATTGGTTGACAAATGATGGCTCAATCGTTGTCGATCTCAAGACCACAGAGGACGCCAGTCCCGCTGGGTTCCGTAAGTCGATCGGCCAATGGCGCTATGGGGTGCAAGCGGCCTGGTATCTCCACTCGCTGGAGCAGGCCAGTGGCATCCGGCCATCGCAGTTCATCTTCATCGCCGTGGAGAAGAAGGCGCCGTATGCCGTCGCTTGCTATGCCGCCGATGAGGAGATGATCCAGCTCGGCATGGAGACTGCCATGCGGGATCTACAACGGATAGCCGAGTGCCGCACTGCTCAGAGGTGGCCTGGTTACTCCGATCAGATCGAGATGATCAGCCTGCCCAACTGGCTGCGGTCGCGGCCTGATGGCAGCACGCAACAACCACCTGAAATCGAGACCTACTGATGACAGACAGCACAGCACTCACCACCACCACCGGATCAGTATTCAGCGGCATCGCCGCCTTCGAGGATGCTCAGCGAATCGCGAAGGCACTGGCGCAGAGCACGCTCATTCCGCCACAGTTTCAAGGGCAACAAGGATTCGCGAACTGCCTGGTCGCACTGGAAATCGCCAACCGGATGCGGATGAGTCCCTTCCAGGTGATGCAGAACCTGCACATCATCCACGGCCGACCGAGCTGGAGCAGCCAGTTCATCATTGCCCTGATCAATGGCTGCGGCCGTTTTGAGCCGCTGCAGTATGAGCTGGCCGGCAAAGGCGAGGAGATGGCCTGCAGGTGCTCAGCGGTGGAGAAAGCAACCGGCAAGACGGTGACCGGACCTGCCGTGAGCATGAGTATGGCGCGGGCAGAAGGATGGTCGAGCAAATCGGGATCAAAATGGAAGACGATGCCGGAGCTGATGCTGCGCTATCGAGCGGCGGCGATGTTCGGCCGGCTCTATGTCCCCGATCTGCTGGTGGGCATCCAGAGCCAAGAGGAGGTGGTCGACATCGAGCCGGTGAGCGTGACCGAGGCACCTGCGGCCACGGTGGCGGATCTCAATGCTGCGATCGCCCAGCCTGCCCCAGCACCTGAGCCGGAGAGCGATGAACTCTTCTGAATACCTAACTGCCAGCCAGCTTGCTGAGCGCTGGGGTATCCATCGGGACACTCTGATGCGCTGGCGAAAGGCTGGCAAAGGTCCGGCGTACTTCAAGACACCGGGCTTCGTGCTCTACCCATTGGCCGGGGTAGAGCAATACGAACAGGCCAACACCGTTACCAACGAGGACCAATGAGCTTCAAGCTGAATCTGAGCATCTTCAAGTCCACCAAACCTGAGAGCAAGGTGGACTTCAGCGGGATGATGAACATCAAAGTGGAGGAGCTGGACGCTTTCTGCCGCTTTGTGATGAGCCAGACCCCGGACCAGTACGGCAGCGTCCAGGTGCCGATCAGCGGCTGGAAGAAGCAGGCCAAGTCCGGCCTGAACTACATCAGTGCAGTGGGGCAACCGCCGCGCGACTGGGTGGATCCTGGCAATGCTGCGCAGAGCCTGGCCAACGCCACTGATGGGGTGGTGGTCACAATCGACAGCGGGGATATGTTCTGATCACATCAGCTCGCATTCGAGGCGAGCGATTTCATTGACGGCCTGCTGGAGTAGTTGCTGCTGATAGCGGCACTGCTTCAGCAACGCCGCGGCCATCGGACCAGCGTCTGGGCTAGAGAGCAGGCTTCTGGCCTGCTTTTCTAGCTCGAAGCGTTCTTCGGTCGATAACTCGACGAGCATCCACTCACCGAACTGCATTGTGCTAGACCAGTGGGGTACATGCACATAGTACCGATGCAGTGTCCCCGATGCTCCAGCAGCACGATCCGGGCAGTGGCGACCAATGGCAAGGAGGCTAGTCTCACGACACGGAAGCGCCGTTGTGTGGACTGCGGCCATAGCTGGTTCACGGTTGAGTTGCCGGTGCATGTGGCAGTGATCGGTTGGAGCAGGGAGACAGGCAAAAGCCTGCCGGTGCTACGGGTGCCGGTGGAGCTAGCAGTGGGCGAGGGTGCAGTGTGAAGAACTGTCACACGCCTATGGCAGGTGCCCCGCCGGCAGGGCATACTTAGGTCACGCACGAAGGGGCGCCACTTCATTACTGATGACCATGAACCTGATCCACGGCTGCAACGTTTCCTACACCCTCGAAAAAGCCGGCCTGACCTTTGAGGAGTTCACCGCTTTCTGGGGTGATCTGCTGATCGTTGAGCGCGCTGGCAACGGCGATCGCTGGTACAACGCCCAGCAAGTCGCGGCCTTCGTGGCTGGGTGATATGCCCACCCGCTTCCGCACCATCAAGCTGATCCTTTACGCCGTCCGCAAGCAGGGCGGCACCATCAGCTCCCACGATTGCCTCCACACCGTCTACCTCCCCAACGCCGAGCCGCGGGGACCATTCACCAGAGATCAACTAATCCGCTGGGCTAACCAGCACCTCCAATGATTAACCAAATCAACAACGCCATCTGTTTTCTGATCGTCGCGGCCGTGTTCGCGATGATCGGCATCGAAGCCGGCAACCAGCCAGGCATGACCCACTCCGGCACCCAGCTGGAGGTGCGCAAGTGACCCCTCGCCGCTTCTACTTCACGATCAAGGACGCCAACGTTTGTGAATGCGTAATGGCGCACAGCCTGACCGAGGCCAAGCTGATCGCGGCCGATGAGTGGTTGCCCTATTGGAATCAACTCGAATGGCTCAATCCCGAAACTGTTACCGACTTGCCCAATGAGTAATTCACCCGTCGCCTTCCAGTGGCGCACTGACCCGGAGGATCAGGGTGTCTATGGCGAAGGCATCAGCAGGCCGCGCCATGGTGCTCGCACTAAGGAGTATCGCCTCTTGATCTATCCCAGTGGCGCCAGGCCAATGCTCTGGATCACTCGCGCTGAGAATGTAGGCGCCGCCATCCGGTACGCCCAGAACCGCTGGCCGGGCGCTGAAGTGGAGGTGGCGTGATGGAGCACCCAATCCCTCCACCGCCGGAGCTGGTAAGTGACTGGGCGCACATGCTTGCCACGGACACAGACACCTATGTGTTCACCCAAGCCGCCCGCTGGGGCGCCGACCAGGAGCTGGAGGCGTGTTGCCATCTGCTGCGACAGCAGGGGTTTGACGTGGTTGACGACCTTCGCGCGACCCGCCGCCCCAAGCCGCCGAGCTTGAAGGAGCAGGCGCTGGAGGCTCTGGACGAAGAGCACGCAGACATGCAAATCCAGAATTACAAGCTCATCCGCTCTGTTCTCGAATCCCTGCCTGATTAAACGGAGCAACTAATCACCATGACTAACCAATTCCGTGTGGCTGGACAAGACCTTCAGCCCAATTCCATCATCCTTAACACAAGGGACACCAAAGAAATCGCCAAGTTTACTGAAGACGGTTTCTACTACAAAGGCAAGTTTGTAGATGACGCCGGAGAAGTTCATCGTTTGTTCAAAGAGGTAATGTATGAAATGGGACACAGCAACTGGAAAGATTTGTGTAAAGAGCTTGTAGATGATCTTGCGTGGTGGCTTGAAGGTGATTGTAAGCCTTCAGATTATCCAGACAAAGAAGAAGCTAGTTTTCAATTACTAAAACGTGCTGAAGGCGAGTTGAAACTCGATGAATCCATTAGAGGAAAGGACTAATGACTGACCAACAACATCCAATCATCCCATCCCCTGAGTTAGTGCAGCAATGGCGTGATTCTCCTGAATACACTGACGGAAAACGAAAACTTGTTATGGTTACGCTTTCAACCGAAAAATTACAAGACATCGCCACTAGAGCCTCGCAGTGGGGCGCGGACACTGAATTACTAGCGTGTGGTAATTACTTAAAGCATTGTGCCGCATGGGAAGAAGAAGATGTGACCGAGTTCTACAACTATCGCCGCCCCGGACGTATGTCCTTAAAGAAGCAAGCGCTAAAAATTCTTGAAGAAGAGCCAGAGTCTGATGACATGAAAGAATTAATAGTATTTGACACAGCTCTGGTAGAAATTATCCGCCGCGCCCTGGAGCAGCTCGATGACTGATTACACAGCAACGCCCAAGCAATGGGCCGAAATAGTGCATTGGTCTGATGAATACGGCTACGCTCCTCAAACCTGCATCCTTGAACTCCGCGCCAGGGTCAAGACGCTAGAAGATACGGTTCAAAAGCACATTGTCGAAACGAATTCAAACATTGTGGCTTTATTTAGCCGGGTTGAATCGTTAGAAGCTGCTGAATGCCAAGCATCAAAAGTCCACCAGATCAGCAAACCTCTGAAACTTACTGCAAAGCAGCAGGCAGAGTTAAAAGCATTACTGACGCCCGATCTTAGGGTTGGCATGACGCCAACTTCTACTTCAAACCAAGTTGGTAATTCGCTGGTTGATCAGGTAGCCCGCGCTATCGGTCGAGACGATGAACCCATCAACTGGGAGGAAGAAGCCCGCGCTGCGATCCGCACGGTGGCCTTGTGGCTTAACGAAACTCCCTTTGATCTCTACCCCGGTGATCGCGGCATCATTGTCAATGCTCTTTATGACCAAGCAAATCAATGACTGACTTCAAATTTGTGCCACTAAACAGCCTTGAGAATCGCCTCGGTGATGCTCTTGGCCTTGCCATTGCCATGATCCGCGATCCAAGCGCCGTGGACAATAAAACCATGGCTCAGATCGAAGCACCATTCAAGGAATGGTGTGATGCTCTCGTTGATGGAGGTCTACTCAATGACTGACACTACCCCACTGAGCCCCGCCGCGCAGGCAGTGCTGGATGCCCTGCACACAGAAAACTCAACGGGTCCAGAGCGGTACTGGGCTCGTGCCAATGCCGTTGCCGCCCTGCGTGCTGCTGCGGATCAGGTGGTGCCAATCCGTCTGATCGATGAACTCGACTTTTCTCCCGGTAGTTGCTGCGAACGAGTGCTCAGGGAAGAACGGGCTGAGATGCGTAATGACCTCCTCGCCATCGCCGCCGAGCTGGAGGGTTCCAATGACTGACCACATCCGCGCCAAACTCGAAGCGCTCATCAGCGATTCGGGCATGTTCCACGCCGGCCAGTGTGAAGAGCGGCTGAGGCTATGCGCGCTGATCGATGCACGGCTCGACCAGCTGGCTGGGCTGCCCAGTCACCCGCACATCTCGGCACGCCGGGAAGAACTGCTTACGATCCGCCAAGCCATGCACCCACACCAATGAACCGCGTTCAGCTCGACCAGCAGCGCGCCGACATGATGGACGCGCTCTATGCCGCCAGCGGCCGCACCTGCGGCACCTACACCGGCCTGTGGCAGGAGTTCTGCCTGGACATCGGCGCCAACTTCCGGGATACCTACTACCCCGACCTGTTCGCCCGTGTGATCAAGGCCATGGATGAAACCGAGTCGGTGATGACCGAGAAGCAGGCGCAGCAGGCCATCGAGGTCTGCCGCCAGGTGCTGCTGGGGGATAAGTGGCGATAGCCAAGCGCGTGCGAAATCGGACGCTGAACATCCGAGTTACGGACGAAGAAGTAGCAATGGCGCGGCAGATCGGCAACGGCAACGCCAGCCACGGCTATCGCCTGGCTATTCGTTGGATGGCCGAGCGATCCATCAGTGGCATCCCTCTCAGCACCATGCTGCGAGCTGCTGCAGAAATGGCCGCCGACCTTGAACGCCAACCAAAACGAGGAGCACCATCCCGTGTCTGATCTGGTCAACCATCCCCCGCACTATCAAGCCGGCACCGTCGAGGCGATCGACTTCATCGAATCGGTGATCACCGATGCGCCGCATATGGTTCCTGCATACCTACAGGGGCAGGCGCTGAAGTACATGATCCGCATGTGGCTCAAGGGCAATGCCCTGGAGGACGCCCGCAAGGCGGAGTGGTATCTGAATCGATTGATCGCCAAGATGGAGTCATGCTCGAACACCTGCAGCTGACCTGGCTAGAGCGGATCGCCCTGCGACTGCTCGCTAAATCGCCGCGGATCGGCCTGCTGGTGATCAAGCCGCACGGATCGCGGCTGGTATTCGTCGCAAAGGATATGACCGATCCGGTGGACATTGTGGAAGGCGAGCCGATCACAATGCAGCTGGAGCGGTTGTATCACCAGCCGAGTTATGGCGAAGATGAATGATCCGTCTCAAGTCCGGTCGGTTGCTGTTGGTATGCGATCGCGCTGATCGGACTTGGCACGCACAGATCACGCTCGGACCGAAGCCTGAGCATCAGTTGGATGTCGACACTGGCACCATCCAGTTGCAGGAAGCGATGCTTCGCGCCGAGACGGTCTTCCAGGCGGCGCTAGCCAGCATCAGGCCACGAGAGGCCGGAGTGATGTGCTGGGACTGCCTGCAGTGGGATATGGACAAGCATCGGTGTGAATTGATGATCCCGGAATCGAAGCGCAGTGGCGGGCGATACGGCGCCAGCTGCGAGATGTTCCATCGGGCATTGCCAGCGCCAGACTGATAAAGGCCGCCCGGTCGCCGTGTCCAAGCGTGAGTTCAACACGCCAATCAGAGAGCCCTGGAATGTGATGATCCACCAGTCATTGCAGGCTATCGATCGCCATAACCGGCTCTGGTTCGACTCTGGCGAGGACTGGCACCTGCAGCAGGCGCAGGTGTTGCGTGACTATGTAGCTGGCCTGAAGATTTGGATTCATCGCGAGGAGCGCAATGGCTGAAGTTGAAGTGATCGCTCGCGCAGAGCGTGATGGCGGCTATGTCGAGACGTTGTTCCGCGAAGGGATGGAGATCTACTACCGGAGCTGCGTCGGTGGCATCTGCCGCTATAGCTCGGATCACTTCCAGGCTGAGATCTACCTCGATCAACTGCTGGCGCGATGAATATCCCTCCCGTGGTGGTGTTTGGATTGACCTGGCTAGGCGGCATCCTGGTGGTCACAATCCTGCTCACCATGTAGCCAGGTTGCGATCGCCCACTCGCTGAGTGCAGACCAGAAGGGTTGGGCGCGATACCAGTCGACCCATGGTTTGTGACCTTTCTGGCTGTTGCACATGAAGCAGCAGCTCACCAGGTTCTCTCGTACGGTGAGGCCGCCATGCGCTTTAGGGATGACGTGATCCAGCGTTGGCGAGCGCCCTAGTGGCTCGCGACAGTATGCACAGCACCAGTTCCACGCCAGGTGGATCTGATCACGGGCGGATCGCCGGGTGATCAGCCGTGTCTCCTCAATCCGGTGTTGATCCACAGAGGTCCACGGGGAGGGTGAACAGCTCGATGCCCAGCTCCAGCAGATCGTCCTCGCTATGGACGAACTCTGCGATCTGGGAGTAAATATCAGCCGGCAGCTCGTCGGGATCGGTTTCGGAGCGCACCAGCACCTTGGCGGTGATCTCCACGATGTACGCCCGCATGGGCGATAGCCCCGGCTTGCTAAACGGTAGCGAGCGCAACCCGAGCAGGCAGTGTGACGGTTTGTAAAGGTGCCCCGTATGCGGGGGAGTGTGCCCCGTCGGCGGGGTACAGTTACTTCAGTTCAGGCGGAGGACGCCATGCTTCAACTCCTCGATCAGATCGGCGAGATTCTCACCGTCGGCCAAAAGGTCTGGGTGGACATGCCTCACATGGCCAGCTGGTTTCCAGGCGCCGTGATGTGGGCGGAGGTGATTGAAGGCCACCGTGAGCCCCAGCCAGGCATGGTGTGGGTTCGTCAGCTGCCTACAGCAGCAGTGCCCAACCCTGGCGAAGAAGGCGGTTGGGTTTCTGAGCAGCCTGCCAATCGGTGCCTCGGGCGCTGACCCCACCGGGGCGCTCCAGCGCCCCTATCCTTCTGCCCATGACCTACATCCTCCGAATCGGTCCCTGGCACGTCGGACCGTTCGATACGCACATCGCGGCGACCACCTTCGCCGAGCAGCATGGCTGCGATGATTACACGATGATCCCGATGGATGATCCGGCCGAGGCGCCTGGCATGATCCATCGGCTACGGATGGCGCCATTGGTGCATCCAATGAAAAGACCCCAGCCGTCCCGCTGAGGTCTGGGCGTCTCCCGATTGACGCTAGCCCTTGCTGGCGGTCACGCCCAAATCTGCGTTATATCTTCCGGTCTGGGCGTAGCTGCGATCCGGGCGGCCACTGACCAGCAGGAACTTCATCTGCCCGATCTTTAGGCCAGGCCAGATCGGTAGCGGGTGCATCCGGCGGCTGTTCTTCAGCTCCATGGTCAGCCTGGAGCCATACCACCCCGGATCACACCAGCCGGCTTCGGCATGATCCCAGCCTTCGCGAGCGCGACTCGACTTAAGAACAAACTGCGCACCTATGTGGTCGGGCAGATTGAAGATCTCCCTGGTTTCCGCCAAGAACCACTCCCCCGGCTGGATCCAGAACGGATCCTCCTCGGTATGGCCAGTGATGCCCAGGATCTGCAGCTCAGGGTGCCCGGCCACCTCGATCATGATCCGATCGCCCAGGGTGACATCCAGGCTGGCGGGGTTGAGGTTGTCATCGTTGTACGGCGTCACCATCGCCTCCTGCTTGCACAGGCGGGCGATCTCATGATCAGGAAGCAACATCAGGTGTAATTCCAGCGACGCCGTTGGCCATCAGCACGGCGGCCGAGGTGGATGAAGGCTGGAGCAGCGTAGCCGAGGCTATGCGGCCAGTTCTCATCGCACCACTTCTCGACAGCTTTCATATCAACCCCATCGATCACGAAGTCGACAGCACCGACGCCAGGAGCGGAGTAGAGGTGCTCGCTATTGGTGGCGCCACCGACTGAGGCGTTGATCGCAGCCGGCCTATAGCCGGAGGTGATGATGATGCCCTTGCCAGCGAACTGCTGGCGCACGCGCTCTAGGAACGCTGCCAGCTCTGCAGCGGTATTTACCTGATACTGATGCCGAAAGCGCCTGGCCTCCTGATCCAGCGCGAACTCGCCCAGTCGGATGTGCGGCGTGATCCGAGCACTGAACGATGAGTCGGGCGTCAGTTTGGCTGGCATCGGTTCAGCTTTCGGCCGATGATCACCCCACAGTTCGCCTTCGGCCAGTCGCCGCCGCAGCAGGCCGGCCTCCACGTTGCTGCCAGGGTTCCGGTACAGCTCCATAGCCTTGGGCACCTGGTCCCAGGCCTGATCGCGGAGCGCCTTGCTGATGGTCTCGAAGCCGGTCGCACCGTAGAAATCTTCGCCCAGGTTGTAGGCAAAGCTCACCAGCGCTGACCGCTGGTTGTCATCCATCAGCTTCCAGTACGGAATGGTCCTGCCCAGCTTGTCCGCAATCCGATCGACCTCAAGGCGCAGCAGCATGTCGGCCTCGATCATGTTGATCTTGTCGCCGCGCTTCACCGGCACGCCGCCGCTATAGCGGGTGGTGCCATAGCCGATGGTCCATGGGTCGCCACCACTCAGCGGATCAGGGTAGGCCGAGAGATGAACGCCCTCGAACTGCTTGATCAGGTTGATGCCAGCACTGAGGTCCAGTTGCTTGCCATCCTGGCTCCAGGCCTCGAACCACGGCCGATCACGCCGCATCGCACTCTGGTATCCATTGGCGGCCAGGTCCTGCTCTAGCAAGCTGATCGCCGCGGCCTGATGCGGGAGGCCTTTGTAATACCGAAACAGAGCCTGCAGCGTGATCGGTGCCGTGTTGGCCATGTGGTCAGCGACGCTTCGGGAACATGATCTTCAGCGCCTGGAGCAGCAGCTGGATCCAGCTATTTGATTTAAGGCTCGACATGCCGATGATCTCGCTGCCAGCGGCAACGATGATCGCGATGATCGCAACGGTTTCAGCAGACATAGCAATAGCGTCTGGCTTCCCGATTATGGGCGCATCTCAAGGGCGCGCACACGCTGGTCGAGTTCGGTGAGCTGCGCGCGGGCGTCGACCTTAAGCTCATCCAAAGACTTGGCCATCTGCACGATTGTGGCTTCGATCCGTGCGGACTGAACCTGCATCGAAATCAGCAGGCCGCCGATAGCCACCATCCCAGCAGCCAGGGCAGCCGGCAGCGACTGGGTGAGCACCTCACTCACGCTCCTAGTTTCGTCGCTCACCGGCAGCACCTGGCTCAAATCCAGAATAGCGATCGAACGGGTCCGGCCTGCCCTGCAGGATTGCCACCGCGCGGCGGTAGTAGTGGTTATTTGTCTTCCCGACTGCTTCGAGGTGGTCGCGTATCTTGCGCCAGTTTTCGCGTGTGTCGGGATCCATATCAGCGCCCCTGCCCCCTGAGTGGCTTGCGGCCGCGGCGCCTGGGGCGTGACTGTTGACCATATCCCTGGCGCGTGGTTTTAGGCGGACCAGGCTGATGCTCGATCCGTGCAGTTCCTGTCTTACTCTTGACCGCCATCTTCCTCAGCCTCAGGCTCCGCAAATTCCAGGGTGTCAACAACACCGCTCAGGATTTGAGCAGCCACCTGAATCAGCGTTGCATCATTGCTGACGCGGGCGGCGGCGTAACTGTTGACGGCTAAAACCAGTTGTTCCTTAGTGCAGGGCATCAGTGTTTACGTGGCGATGAGACCGAGTGAACGGAGGCGAGCCAGGGCAGCCTCTAATTTGGCTTCCAGCTCCGTGCAGTATTCAAGCAACTCCACAACAGTTGGGGTAGCTGCGTTTGCAATCGTGACCGATCCATTCGCCGTGGGCAGTGTGCCGGTAGTGGCAGTAACCGTTAGGTCAGGGATAGCAGCAGGCTGCACCACTGGCGTGGCGTTGTAGAAGCCAATTTTCTGTGTGGTGGCGGTGCCGATCTTGGTGCCGGTCGTGGTGTTGACAGCGATGTTCACCGCATCAGCCAGCGTCAGCGTGCCAGCCTGCAGGGTGAGCCTGGTGCTGAGGGTGCCAGCGTTCTGAACCTTGAAGGCGAGCTGCCCGTATTCGGCGTTGTTCGTAACGTCAATGATAATGCCTTCTATGGCGGCATAATCCACCTGCTCAGTGGTGGCATTGTTGTTATGACCGCGCCAGTAGATGGTGCTCAGCAGGTCATTGTTCTGACCGACAGTGGTAGCCCCACGCCGGCGATACATGGTGATATCAGCGCCACTGCTGGCATCGTTCACCGTGCATTGCAGTTGCAGCGTGGTGCTGGAAACCGTGTTGCTGACGTGCAGCGGGTAGATCGGGTTGCTTTCGCTGATGCCGACGTTGGAACCCTTCAGCCGCAAACGCATGGCACTGGCGCCCGCATCGGCAGTCATCAGATCAAGGATGCCGACCTCAGACGTGTTGGTGACCGTTGAGATCGTGGACAGGATCTGGGCGTAGGTCTGATCGTTGCCGGCACTGTCCTTACCGCGAAACTCCAGGTTGCCGAGGTTGTCGTTATTGGCAGGGCTGGCGCTGTTGCGATACAGGACAACATCAGGTGCCGTGTCTAAGCCTGCATCGGTGTTTTCAATGATGACCTGATCGGTCGTGTCGGCGCTGAAGAGATGCAGTTGAGCAGCAGCGGTGCCAGTGCCGAGCTGCAAGCCCTGTGTGGTGAACTTGCCTTGGAAGGTGCTGTTGGTGGTGAAGGCAATCTCGTTGGCGGCTGAGCGATAAAAGCCCGTGACGCCAGTGTCAGCAGTCCAGGCAATGCTGGGTGCGCCAACCGTGCCGCTAGGTATGTTGCGGAGGAAGGTGCCGTATTGGATCTTTTTGTTTTTGTTAGCGGCAGTGGGTTCTGCGGCGACAACGATGGGCAGCAGGTCAGCGGCTACTGGTGAGGTAAGTTCCGCGAGGTCTGTGATTTTGCGGTCAGCCATGGTTTCTCCTGCTGTGTATTAGTGAAGGGGACTACGCGCTTTCCAGGGCGGCGACTTTGGCTTCTAGGGTTTCGATGCGCTCCATTGCTTCCTGCAGCGCCTTGACTGCCTTCATGTAGAGCACGGACTGGTTGACTCCTTTAGTAACTTCGCCGGTCTCGTTGCCATCTTCATCGCGGTCTGGAGTTTCAAATACCAATCCAGGGCAAACGATCTCCAACTCTTGAGCAATGGGACCGATCTGACGGTGAGTTTCGTGTCCAGTCTCTTCTTTGAAGTTCCAGTTGCGGATTTGAATTGCTTTTAGATCATCCCATTGGGAACTGGCATCAACAATGTTTTCTTTTAATTTGGCGTCAGAAAGAGTCGTGTAAC